CCATGGTGATCACTCCTTGTCCTCTGCTGCTCAAAAAAACAGCAGAGTAGGTTGTTCACCTGGCTCAATTTTGGGTCGGCACGACCCTCAAAAGCGGCTCAGTTTTCGGTCGGCGCCAACACTGAAGTCACAGATTCTGGCCAACGCCCGTATCAAGTCGCTCCTCGGCGATCTCTATATGGGCGTGGATACGGACTGCTCGACCGCTATCGAGGCGCTGTCCTTCGGTCAAAGCATCGAAAGCCTTAATTTGTCTCCACAGGTCAAGTACAAGCTGCGCAACGGGCATCCGATTGAAGCCTGCAGGACGCTGGTTGCCGCACTGGAACCCGTCCACACGGGACTGCAGCAGGTTGAGAGCCTGAGCAATGCTTTGTCTCAGTTCGGGAAGTTTGAACTGGAAACCTGGACGGGCACACCTGCAGACGAGGACTTGGAGCAATTTGTCAGCGCCCTGCATGACAGAGTTCAAAAGGCAGTCAAAAATCAGGACCTTCTGATTCCTTGGTCGCTGTATCTGACCCGCCGCAAGGAGGCCAACGAGCTGGCCTTGTCTGAGTTCGTCGAGCTTCTTGAGAGAAAGCGGATCAAACCTGATGAACTGTCAGACGCCTACGCCTATTGCACCTACAGCACGATCACTCGGGAAGCCTTCCGCAACATCCCCCAGCTTGGGCGCTTTACTGGCCTCAAGCACAACCAGATCCGCGACGAGTTCAAACGACTGGACAAGGAGATTATTGCTCTGCGTGGCAAGGCAATCGCCTACGAATGCACTCGCAAGGCCTCTCCGCCTCCCGGCAGGAACGGTGCTCGCGTCGATGATCGGACTGAGATGGTTCTCCTGAACTACCTCATGCCTCAGCAACGACCACGCATGCCTGTTCGGAAAATTCTCACCCGAGCCGGTAGGGCGATTCAGTCGCTCAAGCCCTGCTTCATGATGGGACCTCAAGCCGTGGCCCAGTATCTAGCTCCTGGGGCCATCAAGTTTGACCTCGTCATCATGGACGAAGCATCCCAGTTGAAACCCGAGGTGGCTATTGGCTCGATCGCCCGTGGTGGTCAATTGGTGGTGGTGGGTGATCCGAAGCAGCTGCCCCCGACGTCGTTCTTCTCCCGGATGACCCAGGACGGTGAAGGTAGTGACGATCATTTCACCACCACGGATGCCGAGAGCATTCTTGACGTTTGCTCATCGCATTTCAGGCCGACTCGCTCCCTACGCTGGCATTACCGCTCACAGCATCACTCGTTGATCGCTTTTTCAAACCACAGCTTCTACCGTGGCAATTTGGTGATCTTCCCTTCACCGTATGGTCAGGGCGGCAAGCTCGGTGTGCGTGCCGTCTACTTGGCTGATGCCATCTATGAAAACCAAACCAATCTGCGCGAGGCTAAGCGGGTCGTCGATGCGGTCGCTGAGCACATCGCAACTCGCCCCAACGAGTCTCTTGGCGTCGTCACGCTGAACATCAAGCAGCGTGACTTGATCGCAGAACTGCTGGAAGAGCGACTGAGATCGGTTCGCGGTGCTGACTCTTACCGAGACCATTGGAAGTCCGAGGGTCAGGACTTGTTCATCAATAACCTGGAGAACATCCAAGGGAATGAGCGCGACGCCATCATCATCTCTACGACTTTTGGCAAGCCACCAGGATCCAGCGCTGTACGTCAAAACTTTGGCCCCATCAGTCGGCAAGGCGGCTGGCGTCGACTGAACGTGCTATTCACCCGTGCCAAGAAGTCAATCGCCCTGTACACATCCCTTCGCCCCGAAGACATTGTGATGGATGGCACCACTCCAGAGGGCACCAAGGCGCTGCGCAATTACCTTGAGTACACCCGCACAGGCTCATTGCCGACCATCGAGGAAACAGACCGCGAGCCAGACAGTGATTTCGAGATTTCCGTCATGGACATGCTCAAGATGCGTGGCTATGAAGTCACCCCTCAGCTCGGTGTGGCGGGATACCGCATTGACATCGCCGTCAGGCATCCAGACGCACCCGGATCGTATCTGGCAGCAATCGAATGCGACGGGGCTACCTACCACTCTGCTTTGTCAGTTCGTGATCGTGACCGCATCCGTCAGGAGATCCTTGAGTCACTTGGCTGGCGAGGTCGCATTTGGCGTATCTGGTCAACAGACTGGTTCCGCACTCCACGACAAGAATCGGACAAGCTCATCAACTTCCTTGAGTCTTTGCGCAAGAGCTGGAAGCCCGAGCACACATCAGGAGAAGCCTGGGTCGAAGAAGGACAAGATGCTGGACAACTCACTGCCAGCGCGAATCAGCAAATCGAATCAATTGAGAACACGGCTCAAGCCGAGAGGGAGCGAGAGGCGGTTAGCTCGGTACTGATCGACACAGAAGATGACCTCGAAATCGAGGTAGGTGACGTAGTTCGATACATCGATCTTGCTCGTCCCAACGACGTTATGACTGTCCAGATCACCAGAGGTAAAGACGACTTTGCCAACGGGATTGTGAATGAAAGTCGTCCTCTGGCGCAGGCAATACTCGGGGCTGTCGTAGGCGACGAGGTAGTGCTTCACCTTGCGGGAAGCGCATCCAAGACATTCCAGGTCGTAGAAATAGTTCGGCCCAGAACAATAACCAAGAGTTGAGCGAGCACGGCGTACGCAAAAGGGAAAGAAAAACACAATGGCCAAGACACTTGAAGCCCACGACAAACTGATCCGGGAGATCTTCGAAGGCGGCTACCAGTTCGAGATTCCGGACTACCAGCGCCCCTACGCCTGGACAATCGAGCAGGCCACAGAGCTGTTCGATGATCTGTACTCGGCGATGCAGGACGCGCGTGTCCCGGGGGCCAGCAGCCAATACTTCCTGGGTAGCATCGTTCTGATCAAGAACGACCGGGACCCGAAGTCATCGGTAGTTGACGGCCAGCAACGCCTGTCTACGCTCACGATGCTGTTCGCCGTATTGCGCACCGTGATGCCGGACGCGGCAGACGACATCACCGACTTCCTCTACAAAAAGGGCAAGGTCAGTCTTGGCGAGAAGAACGAGTACCGCCTGACAGCTCGCGAGGAGGATGCCGACTTCTTCCGCACCAACATTCAGGAACCGGGTGGCATCGCACAGTTGGTCGCCAGTACCGACAAGCTGAAAGACAGCCGTCTGCGTTACCGCGAAAACGCCACGCTGCTGCTCGAAAAGGCCAAGGCGCTTCCGCCTGCCGAACTGATCGCTCTGTGGCAGTTCCTCGCCAACGACTGCTCGCTGGTTGTCATCTCCACGCCCGACCTCGAAGCCGCATACCGCATCTTCTCTGTACTCAACAACCGGGGACTCGACCTCGCGCCTATCGATATCATCAAGGCGCAGGTGCTTGGCCTGATCCGCACCACGGCAGGCGACGTCAAAAGCCGCGCCTACGCCAAAGAGTGGAGCCGGATCGAAAGCTCGCTGGGCCGCGACGCCTTCGGTGACCTGTTTGGCCACATCCGCAGCATCTACGCCAAGAAGAAGCAGAAGTACATCCTGGTCAAGGAGTTCCAGGAGCACGTTACCGAGTACAAAACCCCTATCGACCTCGTCGACAAGGTCATCAAGCCCTACGCCGAGGTGTGGGACTTCGTGCGCGATGCCGACTTCGAAGCCACCGAGCACGCCGAGACGATCAACGAGCACCTGTCTTGGCTCAACCGCGTGGACTTCAAGGACTGGGTGCCCCCGGCACTGGTCTATTTCAAGCGCTTCCGGCAGCAGCCCAAGCGACTCTCCGAATTTTTCCAGTCACTGGAACGCCTGACCTATTTCCTGCTGGTCACCAAGGTGGGCATCAACGAGCGCATCGACACCTACGCCGCGCTCACCAAGGAAATCGAGCCGGACACCTTCAAGGGGGATCTCGCCGCGCTCACCACGCTCGCCCTGACAGACGCGCAAAAGCGCAAGTTCGTCGCGGCACTCGATGGAGACGTTTACGACGATCTGCCCAAGGCACGGATGGCGCTGGTCTTGCGTCTTGAGTCCTTGGTGCGCGCCCCCGGCGTGCAGCTTCAGGATGCCGTGTCGCTCGAGCACGTGCTGCCGCAAACACCGCCAGATGGCTCGGACTGGCTCAAGTGGTTCCCCGATGAGAACGAGCGGGAAGCGTGGACACACCGGCTGGCTAACTTGGTTCCGCTGGATAGGAACAAAAACTCGTCCGCCAGCAACTACGACTTTGCCAAGAAGAAGGACGCCTACTTCAGGGGCAAAGGCAAGGCGTCGCCCTTCGTGCTGACGCAGGAAGTCAGATCAGAAAGCGAGTGGACGCCCACGCTTCTGGCCGAACGCCAGAAACGCCTTGTGGGCGTACTCAAAGAACATTGGAATCTCGCCGTCGCCACAGGCACGGCGGCGAGCTGAGGAACGTATCGATGCAGAAGAAACAACAACAAGACCAAAGCCAGATCAAGTGGATTTCCGACTTCATCTGGAACATCGCTGACGACCGCCTGCGCGATGTCTACGTGCGAGGCAAGTACCGCGACGTGATCCTGCCCTTCACCGTACTGCGACGGCTCGATGCCGTGCTCGAAGCGACGAAGGACGCGGTGCTGGAGCGCAAGAAGTTCCTCGACACCCACAAGGTGGCCGAGCAGGACGGCGCGCTGCGTATGGCGGCCGGTCAGGCGTTCTACAACGTCTCGGAATTCACTCTGGCCAAACTGAAGGCCAGCGCGGCAGGGCAGCGCCTGCGCGATGACTTCATTGCGTATCTAGACGGCTTCTCGCCCAACGTGCAGGAGATCCTCACCAAGTTCAACTTCCGCAACCAGATCCAGAAGCTGGTGGATTCGCACGTCCTGGGCTACCTGATCGACGACTTCCTCGACCCCGAGGTCAATCTCGCGCCGCTGCCGGTGAAAGATGCCGACGGCCGCATCAAGCTGCCCGCGCTGGACAACCACGGCATGGGCACGGTGTTCGAGGAGCTGATCCGCCGCTTCAACGAAGACAACAACGAAGAGGCAGGCGAACACTTCACCCCGCGCGACGTGGTGCAGCTCATGGCCAAGCTGCTGTTCCTGCCGGTGGCCGACCGGATCGAGTCCAGCACCTATTCGCTCTACGACGGCTCCTGCGGCACCGGCGGCATGCTCACCGTGGCAGAGGAAGAACTTCACGAACTGGCCGAGCAGCACGGTAAGGAAGTTTCCATTCACCTGTTTGGCCAAGAGATCAGCGATGAAACCTACGCCATCTGCAAGGCCGACCTGCTCTTGAAGGGCGAAGGAGCGGAAGCCGAGAACATCGTCGGCGGCGCGGACAAATCCACCCTGTCCGCCGACCAGTTCCGCAGCCGCGAGTTCGATTTCATGATCTCCAACCCGCCCTACGGCAAGAGTTGGAAGACCGATCTGGAGCGCATGGGCGGCAAGAAGGAACTCAATGACCCGCGCTTCATCGTCAGCCACGCGGGCAACAACGAGTTCAAGCTCATCACCCGTTCCAGCGACGGGCAGCTCATGTTCCAGGTGAACAAGCTGCAAAAGATGAAGCACAACACGCCGCTGGGCAGCCGCATCGCGCTGGTGCATAACGGCTCGGCGCTGTTCACCGGCGACGCGGGCCAGGGCGAGAGCAACATCCGCCGCTGGGTGCTGGAGAACGACTGGCTGGAAGCCATCATCGCCCTGCCGCTCAACATCTTCTACAACACCGGCATCGCCACCTACATCTGGGTGCTGGCCAACAAGAAGGCCGCCCACCGCAAAGGCAAGGTGCAGTTGATCGACGCCTCGCAGTGGTTCCAGCCACTGCGCCGCAACCTTGGCAAGAAGAACTGCGAACTGAGTGATGCCGATATTGCCCGCATCCTCGACCTGTATCTGGGCGAGACGCCGCAACCCCCCAAAGACGCCGAACACAGCAAGTGGTTCGACACCCAGGACTTCGGCTACTGGAAGATCACCGTCGAGCGCCCGCTGCGGCTCAAAAGCCAGCTTTCCGGCGAACGCATCGAGACGCTGCGTTTTGCTTCCGGCGACGAGGCGCTGCGCGCCGAGATCTATGCCACCCACGGCGAGGCGCTCTATACCGAGTTCGCCAAGCGCAAACCGGCCATCGAGGCCTGGCTGAAAGGCGAGGACGAGTTTGATGCCGACGACAGCGAAGACAGCGAAAGCGGCGATGACGGCGAGGCCCCCGCCGCCCGCAAGGCCGTGCCCGCCAAGCGCCGCAAGAAGCTGCTTGACGCAACGACGTGGCAGCGCGACAAGGGGCTGATGGAGGTGGCGCAACGGGTGCAGAAGGCCCTGGGCAGTGCCGTGTTCGACGACCACAATGAGTTCCGCACCCGCTTCGATGCTGCGCTCAAGGCACAAGGCGACAAGCTCGGAGGGCCGGAAAAGAAGGCCATCTACAAGGCGGTGAGCTAGCGCGATGAAGCCGCGCCGCCGGTTTACGCCCGCCGCACTAAGCTCAAGGCGGGCGAGCATTTCGAGCCCGGCTTCGATGGCGCCTACCTGGAGACCGTGGGCAAGGATCGCTTCATGGTCGAGTACGAGCCCGACAGCGAGCTGCGCGACACCGAGCAGGTGCCGTTGAAGGAGCCAGGCGGCATCGACGCCTTCTTCGCCCGCGAAGTGCTGCCGCACGCGCCGGACGCCTGGATCGCCACGGACAAGACCCAGATCGGCTACGAGATTTCGTTCGCCCGCTACTTCTACAAGCCCGCACCGCTGCGCACGCTGGCGGAGATTCGCGCCGACATCCTCGCGCTGGAACAGCAGAGCGAGGGTTTGCTGCACAAGATCGTGGGAGGCGCGTAATGACGGTGGCGAGCGCGTACCCGAACTACCGGCAGCCGAAGATGCGCTGGTTGCCCGCTGTGCCGGAACACTGGAACGAGCAACGCGCCAAGACCTTTTTCCGCGAGGTGGATGAGCGTTCGAAGACCGGACAGGAAGAACTGCTGTCGGTGTCTCACCTCACCGGCGTTACTCCGCGCAGCCAGAAGAATGTCACGATGTTCAAGGCAGCGAGCTACGTTGGCTCCAAGCTGTGCCGCCCCGGCGACATCGTCATCAACACGCTGTGGGCGTGGATGGGGGCGCTTGGTGCGAGCAGACACGTGGGCATCGTCAGTCCCGCCTATGGCGTGTACCGCCCGCACCACGCCGACAGCTTCAACCCGGCGTATCTCGATTACCTGCTGCGCACTCGAGCCTACGTGGCCGAATACATCGGACGTTCGACCGGCATCCGATCCTCGCGCCTGCGCCTGTACCCGAACCAGTTCCTCGATATCCCGCTGCTTCAGCCCCCACGCCCCGAGCAAGACCAGATCGTGGCCTACCTGCGCGCGCAGGATGCGCACATCGCCCGCTTCATCAAGGCCAAGCGCGAACTCATCAAGCTGCTGACCGAACAGAAACTGCGCATCATCGACCACGCCGTCACGCGCGGCCTCGATCCCTACGTCCGCCTCAAGCCGTCCGGTATTGAATGGCTGGGCGATGTGCCGGAGCATTGGGAAGTTCGAAAACTCAAGTTCGCCACGAAACGAATCGTTGGAGGCTCCACGCCGAAAAGCGACGAGCCTTCCTATTGGGATGGCGGTATCGTCTGGGTGACGCCACGCGACATCAGCAAAACCGATTCCTTGCACACGTCGCTGCGTACCATCACGGCAGCTGGCTTGCATTCCTGCGCGGCTGCATTTGTGCCCCCCGGAAGCATCGTCATTACCTCACGCGCACCGGTTGGTAACGTTGCTATCGCGCGAGTTGAGCTTTGCACGAATCAGGGTTGCAAGGCCGTGGTGCCTGCGTCGGATATCGCCATCAGCGACTTTTTGTACCTGCTGTTGCTTCGCATGAAGGAACGGCTTCAGGTTCTTGCAAACGGTACGACATTCGCGGAGATCGGCACGTGGGCGCTTGCCAATGAGTTCATTCCAGTTCCGCCTGTCTCTGAACAGCAAGCCATCTGCCGCTGGATCAGCGATGAATGCCAGCCGCTGGACGATGCCATCGCCCGCACCGAAGACGAAATCAAACTGATCCGCGAATACCGCGACCGGCAGATTGCCGATGTGGTCACCGGCCAGGTGGACGTGCGTGGCTGGCAACCCGGCCCGGACGACGTGGTAGACGACGCGGCGCTGGCCGCGCTGAGCGACGACCAAGAGGATGTGACCGAAGAGGAGGATGGCGATGGCGAAGACTGACACCAGCGAGCGTTGGTTCGAGGCGCGCGTGGTGCGCGGCCTGACCGGCGTGCCGCAGCCCGAGTACAGCCATGCGCTGGCTCCCACGGACTTCGCCGCCACCCACAACGGCTACGTGCAGGGCAAGCCCACCGACTACAACCGCGATGTGGCGCTGGATGTGGCGCAGTTGCTGGCCTTCTTGCAGACCACCCAGCCCAAGGCAGTGGAGACACTGGAGCTGGGGGTGGACGGCATCAAACGCACCCAGTTCCTGCACCGCCTGCAAGGGGAGATCACCAAGCGCGGCGTGGTGGATGTACTGCGCAAGGGCGTAAGCCACGGGCCAGTACACGTCGATCTCTACAAGCTGCTGCCCACGCCGGGCAATGCCGCCGCGGCGGATGCCTTCGGCAAGAACATCTTCAGCGTCACCCGGCAGGTGCGCTACAGCAACGATTCCGGCAACGAACTGGACTTAGTCGTCTTCATCAATGGCCTGCCGGTGCTGACCTTCGAGTTAAAAAACTCGCTGACCAAGCAGACCCTGGCCGACGCCATCGTCCAGTACCAGACCACGCGCGACCCGAAGGAGCTGCTGTTCCAGATGGGCCGCTGTATCGCCCATTTCGCTGTGGACGACAACGAGGCCGCGTTCTGCACCGAACTCACGGGCAAGGCCTCGTGGTTCCTGCCGTTCAACCAGGGCTGGAACAGCGGTGCGGGCAATCCGCCCAACCCGAATGGCCTGAAAACGGACTACCTGTGGAAGCAGGTGCTGACCCGCGAGTCGCTGGCCAACATCATCGAGAGTTACGCGCAGGTGGTGGAGGAGGAAGAAGCAGACGCCATCGGCAAGAAGCGAAAGAAGCGCAAGCAGATCTTCCCGCGCTTCCATCAGTTGCGCACGGTGCGTGCGCTGCTGCGCCGCGCTCATACCGATGGGGTGGGCAGGCGCTATCTGATCCAGCATTCGGCAGGCAGTGGCAAGAGCAACACGATTGCCTGGCTGGCGCACCAGTTGGTGGAGCTGCGCCGCAAGGATGACCCTTCGAGGCCGCAGTTCGATTCCATCATCGTCATCACTGACCGGCGCGCACTGGACACACAGATTGCCCGCACCATCAAGGGGTACGACCACGTGGCGGCGATCTTCGGCCATTCTGACAACGCGCAGGAACTGCGTGAGTACCTGCGCCGGGGCAAGAAGATCATCGTCACCACGGTGCAGAAATTCCCGTTCATCCTCGATGAGCTGGAAGACCTTTCCAGCAAGCGCTTCGCGCTGTTGATCGACGAAGCGCATTCCAGCCAAGGCGGCAAGACCACGGCGCGAATGCACGAAGCCCTCGGCGGCCAAGCCGCCGCTCAAGATTCCAGCGGCAAGGTGGCCGAGGAGGCGTTCGAGGAGGACAGCACGCAGGATGCGGTCAATGCCGAAATCGAGAAGCGCATCGCCTCGCGCAAGCTGCTGGCCAACGCCAGCTACTTCGCATTCACAGCCACGCCCAAGAACAAGACGCTGGAGTTGTTCGGCGAGAGGGTCGTGGTCGGCGACAAGGTGCAGTTCCGCTCGCCCGAAGAACTGACCTACACCACCAAGCAGGCCATCCAGGAGAAGTTCATCCTCGACGTGGTGGAAAACTACACCCCCTACGACAGCTTCTACCAAGTAGCCAAGACGGTGGCGGACGACCCGGAATTCGACAAGGCCAAGGCGCTGAAGAAGATCCGCCACTACGTCGAATCGCACGACAAGGCCATCCGCCGCAAGGCCGAGATCATGGTCGATCACTTCATCGCGCAGGTGGCGGGCAAGCAGAAGATCGGTGGCAAGGCGCGGGCGATGATCGTCTGCAACGGCATCGCCCGGGCAATCGACTACTGGCGCGAGGTGTCGGACTACCTCACGCAGATCAAGAGCCCATACAAGGCCATCGTGGCGTACTCGGGCGAGTTCGAGATTGGCGGCCAGAAGAAGACCGAGGCCGATCTGAACGGGTTTCCGAGCAAGGACATTCCGGCCAATCTCAAGCAAGACCCATATCGCTTCCTGATCGTTGCCAACAAGTTCGTCACCGGCTTCGATGAGCCCTTGCTGCACACGATGTACGTGGACAAGCCGCTGGCGGGTGTGCTGGCAGTGCAGACCCTGTCACGTTTGAACCGGGCCCATCCGCAGAAGCACGACACCTTCGTACTCGACTTTGCCGACAACGCCGAAGCGGTGAAGGCGGCGTTCCAGGACTACTACCGTGCGACCATCCAGACCGGCGAAACCGACGCCAACAAGTTGCACGACCTGAAGGCCGAACTCGACGAGCAGCAGGTGTACAGCTGGCAGCAGGTGGAGGAATTGGTGGCGCTCTACCTTGGCGGGGCTGATCGGGACAAGCTCGACCCCATCCTCGATGCGTGCGTGGTCGAATACACGGACAAGCTCGGCGAGGACGATCAGGTCAAGTTCAAGGGCAAAGCCAAGGCTTTTGTTCGCAGTTACGGCTTTCTTGCCGCGATCCTGAGCTATGGCCACCCGACGTGGGAGAAGCTCTCGATTTTCCTGAATTTCCTCATCCCCAAGCTGCCCGCGCCCAAGGAGGAAGACCTCTCCAAGGGTGTCCTGGAGACCATCGACATGGACAGCTACCGGGTGGAGGCTAAAGCGGCGCTGAAGATGGCGATGGACGACGCCGATGCCACCGTCGAGCCGGTGCCGCCCGGTGGTGGAGGCGGCAAGGGGGAGCCCGACGTCGACAGGTTGTCGAACATCGTGCGCGAGTTTAACGACCTGTTCGGCAACATCGAGTGGAAGGACGAAGACAAGATCCGCAAGGTCATCGCCGAAGAAATCCCGGCGCGGGTGGCGCAGGACAAGGCCTACCAGAACGCGCAGGCGAACTCCGACAAGCAAAACGCCCGGCTTGAGCACGACAAGGCGCTCAACCGGGTGGTGCTGGAGCTGCTGTCCGACCATACGGAGCTGTTCAAGCAGTTCAGCGACAACCCCAACTTCAAGCGCTGGCTGACGGACACGGTGTTCGATGCGACCTATCAGCCGGGCGCGGTTCCGCCGAAGGCACCGCCGCAGACAGGGGCGTCGGCGTGATGACCGCGACGAGAGAGGAATGGGTATGGAATTGAATCTGGCGAAAACCGTCGTCGGGTACCTCAAGGCGCACCCGGATGAAAAATTCACCGCGCGGCAGATCGCCGACTGGGTGTTTGCCAGCTATCCCGAGCAGTGTCAGGCCAAGAAGCAGAGCAGCCAACGGATCGAAACGGATGCCGAATTGGTGCAGCAGATCGTGCGCGAGATCAGTTCCCAGTTGCCGCGCCTGCAAAGGAAGCATCTGGAACTGAAGACGACCGAGGGGCGGCCGCGCAAGCACTACTACTCGGAGCGGACGGACAGCGCCGAGGTGGCAGCGGTCGAGAGCGAGGGGGCTGCGTCAACGACGGATGCGAGCACCTTGAAGATTGATGAGCACGCGCTGTACCCGATGTTGTCGCAGTACCTGTGGGAGGAGTTCGGGGTGTTCTCCAAGCGCATCGACGAAAAGCGCTCATTGAACAAGCGCGGGCCCAACGGCAACCGCTGGCTGTACCCGGACGTGGTCGGCATGGAGGATTTGGGCGCAGACTGGCACCAGGAGGTGCGCGACTGCGTCAACCAGTATTCCGACAAGCGCACCAAGTTGTGGTCTTTCGAGGTCAAGCTGCTGATCAATCGCTCGAACGTGCGCGAGTGCTTTTTTCAGGCCGTATCGAACTCGTCCTGGGCCAACTTCGGTTATCTGGTCGCTGCGGAAATCGGCGGCACCGACACACTGAAGGAACTGCGGATGCTCTTCGCGGCCCACGGCATTGGCTTCATCAAGCTGGACGTCGACAACCCTGCCGACAGTCAGGTGCTGATTCCGGCGCGTGAGCGCGACGAGATCGATTGGGACATGGCCAATCGGCTGGCCACGGAGAACCGGGACTTTTTGGAGTACGTGAAGCTGGTGAAACAGTTCTACCAGACCGGCGAGGCGCGCCCGGCGGACTGGGATGTTCCCGAGACGGGGGACTGACGGGTTATTCCAGATGGCCGATCACGTCGAGGCGTTCATCGCCACGCTGAAACGCCCCGAACCAGCCGTCGCGCGAGTCGGCGCGCGTGCGGCTCACCAGCAACGTGAACCTCTCGCAGCCGCGCCCCTTGGCGGTGGCGAAGTCGGTGGTGTCGAATTTGGCCTCGCGCACCAGCGTCGTGGCCACCGACTTCATGGCCGACTCGAACAGGTCAAGCAGGTTGTCTTGCAGGCTGGCGTCAATGTTGCGCGAGGTTACGTCATCAATGACTGCGCGCTTGAATCGGTTACTCATGACTATTACTCCTTGGTGGCGTGGATGACATGAACGCGCTGTTCAGACGGAAAGCCAAGCTCTTCCACGTGCTTCTGCAATCAGGCGTTGCGAAGCAGCCAAGCGGCCTCTGCCTCGCGCCGAGTGACGAGTCCCGGCAGCACTTTTCCGCCGCCATAAACCCATCGGTTCAGCTCTTGCCGGGCAGCAACCCAGTCCCTCTGATTGACCCGCCGCCGAAGCGTCGACGCCTGCAGCCGCCCCGCCCCGAGGTTGAAGGTGAAATCGACGATGGCAGCGAGTCGCCCCTCTGGTTCAGCTGCCAGCACCGGGCAGTAGCGCAGCGTGGCTCACTTGGTCGGTTCTCCCAAAGCATTTGCCTGCTCCCGATACCACCTCTGAAACTCCACCACCATCAGCGTCGTCTGCGCGGCATCCTCGGCTAGTTTTTCGCAGGTGGCAGCGCTGGCTTGCTGTCCGGCAGCAGGTACAGGGTCGGCGGGGGCTGCGTCAGTTCCGGTGGCAACGACGGAAACTTCGGGCACTGCGCCGGAATGACTTGTGGCGTGGTGGCGCACGCGCCGAGGAACGCGGGCAAGCAGATCGCGGCGATCCGCCACAATTTTGGCTTTCTCGGTTTCAAATTCATTCGATATCTCCTGGTTAATGGTGGTCTGATGGGTGGTCACAACCGCGACCTGCTCCGCTTGTTTTGCCATGGCCTGTGCTTGCATGGCCTTCTCGGCATTCCATTGCGCCGTGACGTGCTGTTCGCCATACCGGTAGCCGCCCAGGAACACCGCCAACGTGAGTGCGACAGCGCCGATCAGCCGCCACGGCAGCCATTTCAGAATTTCGATGACCGGAAACATCACGCACCTCCTCCCGGCTCGGTCTTGGCCTTGAATCCAAGAGCAGCGCCACCGGCGGCGAGCGTCGCGCCCAGCCCAATGCCGAATGCCTGCATGTCAAAGGGGTGTCCTTGGCCGACCACCGAATAGATGGCAAGTCCCAGGAACACGACCACCCCTTGCGCCCAGAGCACGCGCCCGATGTCGAAACTCTCGCCATCGGCGGTGGTGAAGCAGTCTTTGAGCAACTTCATCATGCTGTTTGCTCCTCGTTGAACTCGGCCTCTTCGGCCAGACGCCGGTGCAGGAGTCCTGCTATTACCCGCCCCGCATCCCGGTCCCACAGCGGGAACTGCGCCGCAGCCGCCGCCAGACTCCCCGCATTGAGATCGCGCAACAGCGTCGAGCGCGCAAAGGCGCCAACTCCGAGGTTGAACACGAAGTCCACCAGGGCATCGAACTCGGCCTGCTTGAGCGGCACGGTGACCAGCCGGTTGACCGCGGCGGCAGCTTCCCGGGTGTCCTGCTCCAGCCAGGCCAGCGCCTGCTCGCGCGTGCAGGTCATGCCCTCCATCACACCCTGGGTGTGGCCGTAGCCGATCGTCCAGACACATCCGGTATCCGCATAGGCTTGCAGCCGACAGCCTTCGAAGCGTTCGGTCAGCTGCTCACCCGCCTTGCTGTAGGTCATCGGCGGCTTCATCGCGCGTCTCCCTGGTACTGCGGTTCATTGGCCAGCACCCAGGCCCAGAGCCGATCGAACGCCTGCATGTAGTAGTCCGCCAGGCCTGGCGAAGCCGTGAAGCACAGATCGTTCATTTGCTGGCTGGCGCTGGTGGAGTAGTTCCACGATCCATCCTCCACGCCGACTTTGCCGTCAGGCGTCCAGATCACGGTGGCCTTCAGATGCACGATCTGGTGGTGCACGGGGCTCGTGCCGATGAGGAAGTGCTCGCCATCGGCGAGCCCCGCCTCGCGAAGACGCGCGATCTGCGGCGCCTCGGCGCGCCCCGCGGCCTGGGTGTGATCGAAAATCACCTTCACGTCGGCGCTACACCGATGCGCTTCGATCAGCGCGTCGAAGAAGGGCTGCAGGGTGCAGCCGTAGATCATGGTGCGCAGCTTGGCGCCAGGAGCGGCGGCCCCGGCCAGGAACGCCTCGAAGGCTTTGAGGCCATCGGCGTAGGGGGTGATGATGCGGGTCTGCTCGGCGGTCTCATGCAGGATGCCGAGGGCGGCGAGGACTTGACTCATGGCTTGATCACTCCGTGCAGCACACCCCAAATGACCGCCAGGCCGCTGCCGACGACGGACAGCCACATGACGGCGCGCGCCCCGCCCTTGGCGGTGAGAAAGGTCTGCTTCATCTCGGCGAACTCCTCCGACTGCTTGTGGTGGAAGGCCTCGATGTAGCGGGCCAGCAGCCGGAACTCGGGCGATTCGATGGCATCGATCTCCGCACGTAGGGCGTCGATCGTGGTTTGAGGGGGGTGGGGTTCGGTCATGGCAAATGCTCCTTTCAATCGACCCTTGATAAAAAAATGCCGCCTCGGGTCACCCCAGGCGGCAGCCAGTGCAAAGCAGGACGTCAGAGGTTCTGGTCGCGCGCCGTCAGGGCCCGATCGCAGTGCCCCGGATCCAGGCGATCGAGCAGCGCGCACAGCAGGCAGCCCCAGCGGGCGGGCCGGGCGTGCGCCGCGCGGCTGCTGATGGTCTGGCCCAGCGCGCCATTGGCCGCGACGTTGCCCAGGTCGTCGAAGCCGATAGCGATCAGCCACGCGCGCTGCGGATTGCGGACGATGGCCCAGGCCATGCGTGCGAGCGCCAGAGGTGCCACCAGCCACAGGGCGAACCAGATCAAGATCAACGGCCAACGTTTCATAGAGAACTCCTTGCAGGTGACATGGAATGAATCGGAATGACGCGACGTGACACGGTGTCCGCACCGGCAGGGGTGTCGCTGCCGAACAGGTCCCGGCGCGCATCGGGCAGGGGCTCGCCCTCCAGCGTGTCGATGCGCAGCGGCACGGCCCCGGTGAGCAACTCGAACGCCAGGGCGAACACCCCCACCGCGTCCGAATAGGCCGCGTCGCAACTGGTCTGCCACAGCGGGCCTTCGAGGAACATGCAAGATCCCCGGCAGATGTGCAGCACTGGGCAGCGCGGGCACTCGGGGCGCCGGCTCCAGTGCGTCCCGGAGGCCAGCGCCACGCGCTCGAGCGCGGCCGTTGTGCCCAGGCGATGGGGCTGGCCATTGGGGGCTGCCGTGCCGGCCGCCACGTTCTGGCAGGTCAGCACATTGCCGTGCAGATCGACGGCGAGGTGATCCGGGCGGTCCATGCCGCACTTCTGGCCCAGGGATGAGGCCGGGCGGCGATGTGCGATGCTGGCCATAAACGCCTCGACCTTGCCGCGCAGCGCGCCGAAGTTGCTGGCGTGTCCTGCGCGCGCCTCGGCCAAGGCAAGCCGGCGAAACGCCGCGTGCTCCGCGGAGCTGCGCAGGCACGCGCGCGCACCGGCCTCGTCGTAGGCATCGATCCAATGCCCTTCGCCGATCGGCACGTCGGCGTCGCCCGTGAGGGCGACGAAGAACGCCTGGATAGCGGCCCGGCTGGCATTGCCCCGGTGCAGCATCGCGTTGAAGGAGATGCGCCCCTGCGGTTTGAGCCTGCGGTACAAGTCCAGGATGGCCGCGCGGGTGGCCGGCACCTCCAGCGGATCGGGTCCACGCGCGGCCTGCCCAGGACCATCGTGCGAGATGCCCACCGCAAAGCCCATGCGGTCGAACCAATCGACCTTGGCCGCATCGAGCAGCGCGCCGTTGGTGATCAGGAGCAAGCCTGCATCGGGATAGCGCTCGCGCACCGCCTCAGCCAGGGGCTGCAGCAGCTTCCAGTACACCAGCGGCTCGCCGCCCCAGAATTCGAAGATGGGCGCGCGATCCCCCTCGACGCGCAGCCAGGATCCCAGTGTCGCCAGGAAGGCGTCGATACGCCCGGCGCCTTCCTGCGCGAGCCGCTGGCTGGCCTGGTTGCAGTAGCTGCAGGCGTAGTTGCACTGCAGCCCGAGTTGGATCTTGATCCACCGAAACGGCCCGTTCTTGCGCCCAGGCGCACCACGCGAGACGGCGGCCACCGGCTGCCATGGCGCGGGCGGCGGGATCTCGAAGGGCATCGCCACGGGCCGCCCATCTCCCTGCGTGAGGCTCGATGTGACGTTGTCGTAGACGAAGCGCTGCCGGCCCTGGGGTCCCAGGGCCTCGATGACAAAGCGCATGGGGTCAGGAGGCGGTGGGCGCGGCGACTGTGCCGCTGGTGGTCGCCGTCGCCGAACTCGGCGGTGCTGTCACGGCCGCTGCGGCGGCCAGGGCCGATTGGGACGCTGCGAGGTAGGCCTTTTGCACCGCGCGCACCTGGGTCTTGACCGCGACGATGTTGGCCAGCATCGCGTCTTGCGGGATGAGCGTCTGCACCCCCGCCTGGGTGAGGTCGCTGCTCACGGCGGCAAACCACGCCGGCTGCTGCGCTGCGGGCAGTGCCGCAAAGAGTTCCAGCACCGCCGAGGTCAGCAGGTCGACCTGCTGCTCCAGGGCCATGACCGCATCCGGGATGCAGATTTGCGACATCGCGTCGATCTTGGCCTTGTAGGCCGCCTGCAGGTGGGCCAGTTCCGGGTAGAGGTCGGACGCGATCGTCATCGCAAAGCGCTTGGGATTGGCAGCCACCGTGTAGGGCAGCGTGCAATCTGTTGGCACGGCGGCCACCAGCGCGACCCGGTCGATGCTGTTGCCGCAGCACAGCACAAAGAGCGGCGCCTGGGCGTTGACGCCATGGGCGCCTTGCATCCAGGCGACGAAGTCCTTGGAGTCGACCTGCTCGGAACCGGGCGCGGTGATCCAGCGCCCCAGGAAGTCCTGGTAGATCAGCAGGGACGACAGCGGCGCAAACACCGAGGCGAGATCCAGGGTCAGTGTCTGCGATCCCGCGCCGGACAACACGGGCTGGGACGGCGTGCCGGCAATCGCGCATGGCGCGGCGAAACCGGCGGCCTTGGGGTCGCTGGTCAGGAGTACGGTGGTCATGATGCAAAGTCTCCCTTGTGGAATGTCAGCAATATCAGCAATGCCGCGCCAGATTGCGTCCTATTGCGCCCAATCGCGCAGCACCGCCGCCAGGTTTTGTGCAGCCTCGAGCGTCACCGCGTCGTACAGCGATGCCCGAAATCCTCCCAGGCTGCGGTGGCCGTCCAGTCCCGAGATGCCGGCGTCGGTCAACGCTCGGCGCAGTGACGCGCCGCGCGCTGGGTCGGCCAGGCCGAACGCGACGTTCACCTGCGAGCGCCACGCCGCTTGGGCGTGCGGGGCATAGACGTCGGGGTTCGCGTCCAGCGCCGCGTAGACCGCTGCCGCCTTGGCTGCGTTGATATGCGCCATGCGCTCCAGATCTCCGATCTCGTCGCGCAGCCAGCGCAGCACGAGCAGCATCGTGTAGATCGCGGCCACTGGTGGTGTGTTGTAGATCGAGCCGGCCTTCGCATGCACGCGCCAGTCGAGCAGCCGCGGTAAGCCGAGCGCCGGCGGGCGATCCAGCAGCGCCTTGCGCACCAGCACCACGGTCACGCCGGCAGGGCCGATGTTTTTCTGCGCATGCGCATAGATCACGTCGTGCGACTCGATGTTCACCGGCCGCGACAGGAAGTCCGAACTCATGTCGCAGACCACCAGCCGCGCCGGAACGCACGGCGGGGCCATGCGGAACTGCAGGCCCTCGACGGTTTCGTTGCTGATGTAGTGCAGGATCCCCGCCCCCCGGAGATCGAGGCCGCTCCACTGCGGCAACTCCCGGTAGCCGTTCGTCTCGCCATCCCAGACGCACCGAGGCGCACAGACCGATGCGGCCTCGGCCATCGCTTTGGCGCTCCAGTAGCCGCCGCGAACCCAATCCACCGGCGTGTTCTGTGCGCAGCCCAAGTTGGTCAGCGCCATCGAGAACTGCAGCGAGGCGCCGCCTTGCAGGAAAAGCACCTCCCAATCATCGCCGGCGCCGAGCAGCGCGCGCAGGATCTGCTGCGCCTCGTCCACCACCGCGCGGAACCAGTCGCTGCGGTGGCTGATGCCCAGAATCGACAACCCGACCTCGGGCACTTCGAGCATCGCCTGCGCCATTTGGTCGAGTACGACCTGCGGCATGGCCCCGGGGCCGCCGGAGAAGTTGTGCGCGTTGCGCCAGGCGGCGTTCATCGGCACAGCCGCTTCGGATCCCACCGAAACGCCTTGTAATCAAAGCCTTCCTCGTTCACCCCAGCGCCGACGACGTATCCATTGACCAGGATCGGCACGCCGTCCGTGCGCGGCAGGTACAGGGGGGTCTCGGGGCCGTAGCCTTCAACCTCGATCACCGCCTGCTCACGCCAGCCGCTCATGTGTGCGAACGCATAGCCGTCGCCGGCACGCATGCTGGCGTTGTCACGCAGCCCGCCGATGTGTCCGGTCTCAGCTTCGATGCGCCACTGCTCAGAATTGGCCGACCACCACCACTCGGCGCCGGCGGCGTCGCGGGTCCAGTAGCCGTGTTCCTCGCTCCAGATCTGCGAGCCGTCGGCGAACGCCATCATGCGGCGCTCGCCCAGCAGTGGCCGGTCGACGTAGCGAACCTGCACGGGCCGGCCATCGGCTCCCATCAGCCAGTCGCCAGGCTGCACGCGCTCGATCGGGCACTCGGTACCACCTGCCATCCGCACGCGGGCGCCCGCCGGAAAACAACTGCAATTGCAGTTGCAGTTCGCCAGACTGGACGCCACGGTGGCTGAGCCCGCCGTGCGGGCGTAGTTGGCCGTGGTGGCGTAGTTGACGCTGAAGTTCGAGGGATTCCAGACATAGAAATTGGCCCCGTCGTTGCTGCCCACCAGCCACGTGGGCTGCCCGCCTTGTCCGCTCCAGTTCAGGTCCCACGCCGCACCGTCGGCGCGCAGCGGGTGGGCGCGGCTTGCGCTCGCCGCGTTGCCCGAGATGTTGATGCCGTAGGTGCCACCGTTGTTTTGCACGATGGCGGTGGTGTCGACCCCGCCCACGGCGACGTGGTTGTTGGAGCGATCGAACGTGAGGATTGAGCCGCCGCTTGCCGAGTACAGGCCCCAGGCGCTGGCGTTGTTGTAGAGGTAGGCGGGGCTTTGGCCCGCACCGACGGCGCCCACCTGGGCTTCGCCGCCTGGGTTGCTCGTGAACAGGCTGCCATTGACCGTGCCGCCGCTGGCGCCGCCCACGGTCGACACCGTGCCCGCGTTGCCCGCGATACTGCTCGGAAACGCGATCGGCGCGGTGGCCACCGCCGTGACCTGGCCCTTGGCGTTGGTGGTCAGCACCGGCACGGTCGTGGCGTCGCCCGCGGTGCCGGGGTTGGGGTTGACGGTGGGCAAGGTGACCGCGATGCTCACGTTGCCGCTGCCGTCGAAGCTGGCCGATCCGGTGAGGTCGCCGGTGAGGGCCAGGGTCACCGCCTGCTGCAGCTTTTTGGCCTGCGCGGCCACGACGTTGTAGACGGCCGCCAGCGCGCCCCAGGCCGTGCCTTTGAACTTCTCCCAAAAGCCGTTGGCGCTGTTGAAGCGCACGGCACCCACCGGCAGGTTGGCCGGGCTGGTGGTGGCCGGGTCGAGTCCCTGCGCCAGATCAGAGGCCAGCGCGTTGATCTCTGCGGTGACGTCCACATAGGGATCCGTCACCTGCGGTTTGGAGAAATCCGAGGTGTTGCTCATGCGGCGATCCTTTCCATACCTTCAATACCCTTTGGCGGCCCAGGACACCGCGCCCGAGGTGCGCTGCCCGGCAGGGGTGAACAGATAGACGCTGAAGCCGCTCGGGTTCGCCTGCCCCGAGAAGTCGTAGAGCGCCACGAGTGGCGTGGTGCCTGCTGGCGTGACGGTGATGCTGGTGACGTCGACAAAGGGCACGTTGAAGGCGACCGGCGTGCCGCTGGCGTCCGCCGCGTTGGCCAGCACGGTGCCGGCATCGTTCTTGAGCTTGACGGACAGCTTGATCTCCAGGCGCGAGATCTCCAGCAGCGACGTCGCATCGAGCGCCGTGACGGTGAGACGCACCTTGACCCAGCGAAAGTCGGTCAGATACACGTTGGCGCCTGCGTAGTCGGTCCAGGGGCCGGTGGGCCCCACGTTGCTGCTGCTGATCGTCACCGCCCACTGCGGGGAACCGGCCACGACCGTGGTGGTCGGGGTGACCTGCACGTTGGTGGCCGCGAGCACCGCGCCGTAGTCGATGACTTCCTCGTAGGAGCCTGCAGGCAGCGCGGGCTGGGCGTAGATCGGCAGCCCTGCGGCGATCTGGTCCCGCGGGGCGTTCCAGGACCGCGCACTGAAGTGCTGCGCCCAGGTCGATGCGGTGTCCACCGGCAAGGTGATCGCCCCCTCGTCGAGCACGGTGTTGGTGAGCGTGCCACTGAAGGTCGAGAAAATATCCGCGTGCAGCACGTAGTCGGGTGGCGCGTTGACGGTGGCCGTCACCGCCCCGGGCGTGCCCACGTTGCCGGCCGAGTCGACGGCGGCGATCCAGTAGCGGTAGGTGCCCGCGCTGGTCTCGAACACCGTGGTGAACAGCCCCGCCTGGGTGCCGATGATCTGCGCCGCATCGAAGCTACCAGACGCCGGCCCCCGGCGCACCTGGTAGGTGACGACCGGCAGCGTGGCGGTGGCGTCGGTCCAGGTCAGCAGCACGTTGTTGTCGATGACCTGGGCGCTTAACGTGGGCGCTGCGGGCGGGGTGACCACCAATTGGGCCATTGCCCAGGCGCCTGGGTTGCCGGCGGCGTCGACCGCGGCGATCCAGAAGGTCTGGGTACCCGCCCAATCGACCTTGCTCTGGTACTGCGTGGTCTTGTTGTTGGCGATGACTCGCGCTGCGGCCGCCTGCGCGCCGGTGGCGATCACGTAATGGTCCACCGGGAACATACTGGCCGGAAGCAGCCAGCCCAGCACGTAGTGATCCCCCGAGAGGCTGGCCGTGACGCTGGGCGCTTGCGGGGCGGTGACCGTGAGGCTCGCGGGCGTGGCGCCCGCAGATTCGACCAGCAGCAGGTTGCGCGCCTTGATCCACCAGTCGTATTGGGTTTGCGGCAGCGGCGGCACGTGGGCCGAGGTGCCGGCGTAAAAGCCCACCCGCGTGCCAGAGGCCCAGTCGACACCCTCGCGGATCTCGTAGTCGTAGCGCATCGGGTCGGCCACATCGGTCCAACTCAACAGGACGCCGTTGCTTTGCACCGCCGCCTGAAACCCCTCCACATCGACGATGGTCGGCGGTGGCGGCGATGCAGGCGTCACAACCAGCGTTGTCGATGGCGAGACTTGGCCGAGCGCCGAGAATGCCGTGACGGTCAAGGTGTACGGCACGCCGACCTCGAGGTTGTCGAGATCCACGCTGTGCTGATCGGTCGTGATCGTGGTGGCCGGGGCGTTCGCTTTGTTCCAGACCACCCGGTAGCGGCACGCCCCGCTTGCGCTCCAGGACACGGTACCCCGCAGGCCCGCTACGCCGATGTCGATCACGTAGCGCGACACCAGCAGATTCAGGTTGGACGGCGCGGCAGGAACGGCGGCAATCAGGCTGGTGGCCGGGGTGCTGAGCGCGAGACCGTCCTCGACAAAGGCATACTTGCTGGCGTTGTACGCCACGGCGGCGACTTCGATCTGCGCGGTGTCCACCTCGGTGAGGGTGACCACCTGCCAGAGTTCGGGTTGAACCTGGGCGTCGCTGAGCAGCACCAGCGCGCCAGGCACGGGCGTCTGGGGCAGTGCTGCTGCCAGCACGATCTGGTTGCCATTGACGTCAGCCACCGCCTGCGTCGCCAGGCTCCCGTCGGGCAGGAGCACTTGCGCCGAGAGGCCGCTGGACGCCGGTGGCGCCGCATCGAGTGTGAGGGTGAGCAAGTCTGCGGAGACGTCCAGCATCCGTCCGCCCATGCGCACGCCGGCGCGCGTCGGGTCGCTGGTCTGGATGATGTCGCCCGGGGCCAGATACATCCCGTCCATCGCGCAACGAAACGTCACCGTCTCGGTTTGCAGGCTCTCCGAGTACAGCAGCCACTTGCCCAGGCGATGCGCCTGGCCGCGGCGAGTGCAGCCCAGGGCACGCACCTGGGCGGTGATGACGCCGTACTTGGCCACCAACGCGTCGTCCTGGACGTACTCGACGACGGTGGCGTAGCCGTTATCCGGGTCGTTCCACGTCACCTGCGCCACGGTGTGACGCGCGCGCAGGCTGGTGCCCTGGTAGGAGAACGTCCCACCCACGACATTGGCCGGCGCGAACATCATCACCGCATCGGCGGGCGCATCCTGGCTGACGTGCAGCGTGCCTGCCCCCCAATAGACGATGGCCCGAAAGATGGAGGCCATGTGCTGCACGGCGGCGTAGGCGTCCTGCTGCGAGGCCAGCAGCAGGTTGCAGGTAAAGCGCGGCTCCATGCCACCAAAACCATCGGGCACGCTCTGGTCGCAGTATTGGCCGATGGTGTAGAGCGACCATTTGTCGATGCTGCTCGCCTCGATCAGTCCGCCCAGGCCGTAGCGTTCGTTGGTGAGCAGGTCGTAGAAGCACCACGCCGGGTTGTCGGTCCAGGCCAATTGGAATGTGCCGTCCCAGGTTCCGGTGTAGTTGCGCGTGGCCGGGTCATAGTTGCTCGGGACCTGCACGATCAGGCCCTTGACGTCGTAGGCCCGCGCCGGGATGTGATCGAACTGCATGGCGTCGATGGCGATGGCCGCCATCGCGGTGTGCGGATAGGCCAGGCTCGCGTTGGACACCAGCGTGAGCGCCTCAAAGTACAGATCGTTGGCCAGGAGCGAACTGCCCGAATCAGGCGTCAGGCGCGTGACCTGGACCTCCCACGGCCCCGTTCCCGACAGGGGAATCAGGTAGTCGCGGGTGTACGGGCTCGTGGTCTTGCCGCTGAAGCTGTCGCTGACCACGGTGACAAAGCCGCCGCCGTTGGTGTTGAGCGCGATCTGAAAGGCCAGCGACGTGCCGCCAATGTTGCCGCTCTTCGGGTCCGTATCGGTCAGCGCCGGGGTCATGAGGGACACGCGTAGAGCGTTGACGTTGGCCGCCGTGACCGCCTGCACGATGGGCGTGGCCTGGTAGACCTTGGCGTGGACCGAGATCGTGTTTTGTGCGTCGGAGCCGGCGTAGCCTGCCGCGTTGGTCACGCCGACCGCGCCTGGCGTGCCGGTGGCATACTCGAACACGAAGCCGTTGAAGTTCCACGAGCCGTCGGCGTTTTGTAGCGGGGTCTTGTCCAGAAAGACCGACTGCGCGCCGTTGGCCAGGCCCACGATCGGGCCTTCGCACCAGGCGTCCAGGACCAGCGCTTTCTGCGAGGAGCGCAGGGTGTTGGGGGACTCGGACACGCCGCCGCTGCCGCCACCGCCCTTGCCACCGCCTCCCGCGCCGCGAATGAGAGGGTTCGTGCGCATCACGATCCGCCCAGGTAGGCGCTCTGGTTGGTGGTGTAGGTCAGCGTGCCGCCGCTCTTGGTCGTCGTCGTCACCTGGCCGCCTGGGGTCTGGCCGATGGGCACGTCGAAGGACTGCAGGGACGCGGAGACGACCTGCGAGCCGATCATCAGTCGTCCGTAGAGGATGGGCACCGGGTTGCCTTGGCTCGTGGTGTTGACCGGGCCGCTGAACGCGGTGGAGTTTTGGCTGTTGGGCAGGTTGGTCTGCGGCGCGTGGGTGAGCATCTGCGACAGCCCCCCGAGCACCAGGGTGACACCGAAGGACAGCGCCATGCTGCCCATGGCGGTCGTGGTGAGCGTTCCGCCGGCAAGCGATGCCCCGCCGGTGTAGAAGGCGGCCACGATCATCGCCGCGCCCAGCAGGATCTCGCCCACGCCGTGCCCGGCGCCCGAGACTTGAGGCAGGAAGCGGATGTCGGCGGCTGGCAGGCGCAGTTCCTCACGATCTGTCACCGCCGCGCCGTCGAGCTTGACGAGGTAGCGCCCCTGCGCAAACGCCTTGCGAAAACCCGGGTGCAGCGCGCACAGGGCGCGCACGGCGTCCAGCGCATCGGCGCAGTCCAGGCGATGCACGCGTCCGAAGCGCTGGCCCAAGGGGCCGTACAGACGGATGGTCTTGAGCATGAGATGTTCTGTCAAAAGTGCGGGAATCCCGTATAATTGGAGCCATGCGCACCGTCATCGAGACCCCGACCTTTCAGAGGCAAGCCGATCGGATCTGGTCCGAGGACGAGCGTCTGGAATTCATCGCCTGGATCGCGGAGCATGCGGACGCGGGCGACGTGATTCCGGGGGCTGACGGGGCACGCAAGGTGCGCTGGCGGCGTGCGGGCACTGGTAAGTCCGGTGGCGCGCGCGTGATCTACTTCAATCTGACTGACGAGGAAGCGGTGCTGCTGGTGGCGGTGTACGCCAAGGCTGAGCGGGAAAACCTACTTCCCAAAGACATCCGAAAGGTGGTGTGACATGGACGTGGACAAGATTGCCAAGGCCATCGAAGCCGACGCGGGCGAGTCGCTGCCCGATCTGCGCCAGGCGCTGGCCGAGGCCCAGGCGCGGGTGGGACGGGTCACGACCCCCGAGCAACTGCTCGTGCGGCGTGCGCGCTTGGCCTGCGGTCTGACGCAGCCGGCGTTTGCCGAGCGCATTGGCACGCCGGTCGCCACCCTGCGTGACTGGGAGCAGGGTCGCTTCGCGCCGCCGGGCGGTGTGCTGTGCCTGCTGCGACTCATCGCGCGGCACCCGGCTCTGGCGGAGGAGCTCGCGGCGTAGGCGGATCGAGAACTTGGACTGTGCGCATTCGTTGAAGCGCCTTCGCCATCCCGACGCGATGCGTCGTTCATCGCAGATCCCGGTGCCGTACCACTTTGCGCGTCGCACGCCGCCAGGCGCCTCCAAAGACGTCGCGGCTGGATAGGCGCCCGGCGCAGTGCTGCACGATGAGGTTGTCGCCCAGGTGCACGGCAGCGTGGTTGATGACGGGCGAGCCGATTTGCATCAGCAGCACGTCATGCTGGGTCAGAGTGTCAAAAGGCACTTCGATGAATCCGGCCTGCGGGAAGCCTTCGGCGTAGAGGTCGCCCCCGTGCAGCCACCACTGCACGTCACGGTGAAAGTCCGGCAGCTCGATGTGCAGGGTCTGCCGGTAGTAATCGCGGATGAGGCTGTAGCAGTCGAGCACACCGTGATGGAAACTGCGCCCGATCAGCGGCGCCACATAGCCGCTGGGGGCGAACTCGTGCACGGTACCAACCGGCCAGTTGACGATCAGCCACGGCAGCCCCGATGCCTCGCAGCCGACGCGGTCGGCCTGGCTGGGCTCGGGCGCCGCGTAGGGGTGCGAGTGCACGATGCGCACGATCTCGCCCTGGTCTTCGGCCCTGGCGAAGTCGGCGGGCGAGAGCACGAAGTGCTCCTCGGGCGAGGCGGCCAGGTTGGCGCAGGGGAGATAGCGCAGTTTGCCCTGGCGCACGATCACCACGCCGCAGCATTCGCGGGGGGCCTGGGCTTGCGCATGGGCGCGAATGGCCGCAAGGATCGATTCAGGCATCGGCGTCATGAGGTGCCGATCCCGCAGCCGGGAAAACCGCCGAAGTTCATCAACGCGGGCGGGGCAAAGCGCAGCGCGCAATCGGACAGCCGCTTGCCACAGACGTCCTGGGCAGGGTCTGCGGTCGGGTTGCCGGCAGCGTCGGCCACCGCGCCGCCCGTGTAGCCGCAGTCGGCGCCGCGGTAGACCCAGGGGCAGGCGTTCTGGATGAACTGGCGCCGGGGCAGCCTGACCGCCACCATGTCCAAGGCGCTGGCCAGATCGAACTGGAGAAGCTGGGGCGTTTCCTGCGCCTTGCGATCGACGAACCAGATCTGCCGCGGCAGTTCTTGGGTGGGATCGGCCGTGGAGTTGATGCCGCCGGGGAAATTGGCCGCATCCAGAAAGCGCGCGAAGGTGCGGATGCGCGTGAGCTTGCAGCCGGCGAAATCGTTGTACTGGCGCGCGAGCGCGCCAAGAATGCCCTGCGCATTGGAGGCGGAGAGCTTGGGCCTGGGCAGCGCGCCCGTGCCCGACATCTTGAAGCCTTGCGCCTCGATGGGATAGCGCGAATAGGTTTGGCCGGCCCAGAGGATGTCGGCGCTCAGGCCGTTGGTGCCGGCGTGCCAGTAAAGGGTGGAGCCGCCCTGCAGGGACAGATCGAGCGCGAACAACTCGATCAACGCGGACGGCGAGAGGGACTGGATTTCTGCGCGAATGGACATGGTGATTCAACTCGGTCGGCGGCCCTGATCTGTTCAGCGCCGGTTCAAGCGCCGAAGACCTGCTCGAAGGTGGCGGTGATGCTCACGACGCCACCGGGCTTGTCGTACTTGCTCCAGTTCTGGCACAGGACCAACACCGGCGCAGTGGCGCGTGGCGGCGTCCATGCGAACGGCAAGTAGCCGCCCTGCGCCTGCAAGAAGTCGTCGATCGCATCGGCCTCCTGGCTGGAGGCGCAGTGCAACTGCAGCGCCCATTGGCCAGGCTGGTTGTTGATGCCCTGGGGGACGTTTTGTTGATAGCCGTCGCCAAACTTGGCCGTCCAGAGCAGCGGCTTGCGCTGCGCGACGACGGAGGCGGCGTCCCAGGCGAAGACTGGTGCGCTGGAAGTGCTCATGTGATGTGCCTACGCCGGGTTCATCAGGCCGCCAGGGCGCATCTCGGTGAGCAGGATCTGACGCACATGCTCGCCGATCATCGCGCCCACACCCTGCATCGCGGCCGCCCCTTGCGGGCCGGACAGGCTCGCCGAGCCGTCGTGGTTGACCACCACGTTCACATCGCCGTGGTAACTGGCACCTCCCTTGGAGACGGTGCCGCTGCTGATCGCCTGGCGCAACTGGTGGTTGGGCACGACGGTGCCGGAAGCGCCCATCTTGACGAGCTCGGGTCCGCGTTCGCCCACGAGATACAAGCCACCGGCCTCGACCGCGCCGCCCGCCGCGCGCGCGCCGGACAGGAACGTACCAATCGCCCCGACCCAGCCGGTAGACGCCCCGGACATCATGCCGGCCACGCCGGCCATGGCTTTCTCGGCAGCGATCTTCAGGAGATCCTGGATGATCGAGGCGGCCAGTTGCCGGAAATTGAGTCGGCCGGTTTCGGCGAACTGGACCAGAGCGCTGGTCGCGCTCTGGAAAGCCCCGACGATGGACTGCCGGATCTTGGCCCCGGTCAGCACGGCGCGTTGGGCCACTTGCTGCAGGCCGGCCTGGATCGCCAGGGTCGGATCGTTATTGAAGGCCTCCGTCGCCTTCTTCTTCTGGGCCTCCAGCGCGTTGACCTGCTGGGCGTACCCCACGGCGGAGGCCAGGATCGCGCGTTGCTGGGCCTGCGTCAGGTTCACCCCCTTGGCCAGGGCGTCGTTGATGCGCTGCTGCGCCTTGGCCTGCTGATTCAGGATCTCGGTCATGGCGGCCTGCTGCTCCCGGGTCTTGCCGATGAGCAGCAAGGCGTTCTCGCGCTTGGCGATGTCCTGCTGGCGCCCCTGATCGACGCCTTGCATCTGGCTCTGGAAGGCCTGCGTGGCCTTGAGCTGCTTGAGCCGCGCGGTCTCGTCATCGATTGCCTTGGCTGCGGCCAAGTACTGCGCCTTCTGCGTGGCGGTCAGCGGCGCAAACCCCTCGGCCTTGCGGCGCGCGTCGCTGAGCTTGCCCTGGGTGAGGGTGAACTCCGCAAGCGCCTGCTTGGCGTTGTCGACTTTGCCGTGGTACTGGCTCCAGTCGAACGCCGAGGCGTCGAGCGCCGCCTTCTCGCGGGCAAGACCCTGCAGGGCCTGCGCGAAGGGGTCAGTCTTGGCGTGCGGGGAATGCGCCACCCTCGCTCTGCCCGGCACGGTGGGATTGCGCAGTGCAGCTTCTTGCGCCGCTTCCTCGGCGCGGCGGCGACGCTCTTGCGCGACATCCCGCGCGTGGCGGGCCGCGGCGTCGCGGGCGACGCTGCCCCACGCGCGCGAGGCCACCAGGCCCGCAGTGCCGACGTAGTCGGTGTTCATCGCCGAGGTGATCGCCTGGTTGACCGCACCGCCGAACTCCTTGACCGCATCGACGCCGCCGCGCAGGTGCGCTCGAAACGCCGTGAAACCAAAGTCGCCATGCAGTGCGGCCACAAAGCCCTTGCCGAAGGCACGGGCCGTGCTCATGGCCGATGCAAAACCCTGGGTCACCAGGCTGGCGACCCCGTTCACCAGAACATGGACCGCCTGGATGCCGCCCCACACGAAACCAATGCTGACGTTGACGAAATCCTTCAGATACGTCCTGGCGAGCGACACGGCTTTGCCGAAGTCGGACTCGACGCTCTGCCAGCCGATGCCCATCTCGGCCAGGAATCGACTCCAGGCGACCGACGTGCCCGCGAAGGCGTCGCGCAGGGCTCCCAGCGCCGAGACCACCGCCCCGCGCACGGCATCCCAGGCGCCGCCGATGAACTCGCCGACCGAGGCCGTGGTGCCGCCCAGCGTGATGACGCTGTTGCGAAACACGTAGAGCGCCGCTGCCGCTGCCGTGAGCGCCACGGCAGCGGCCCCGATGGGGTTGGCGGCCATGGCCACGGTCAGTCCGTCCACGGCCTCGGTCAGCCCGGCGAACACCCCGACGCCGACCTCGCCCGAGGTCACGAACGCAGCTTGCAAGAACTTGACGCTTGCAGTCACTCCCTCGATCGCCGCCGGCAGGATCTTGACCACACCGAGAAATCCGATCGCACCCGCCGCCAGCGCAGGCAGGATCGGCAGCAGTCCCTGCAATGCAGGGGCGATGGCGCCGATCGCGGTGAACTTCCATTGGTTGAGTTTCCACGTCAGTGCCTGCCACGCATACTCCAGACGCTTGGCCTTCTCGGCCTGCGCGTCGGTGATGAATCCGTTGACCTTGCCTTCCTCGCCCAGGCGCTGCAGCATGGGGATCAGTTCCGAGCCCGAGCGCCCGAAGAGTTGCATGGCGATGGCCGACTTGGCCGCCCCGTTTTGCATGTGCACGAAGCTTTTGGCTACATCCATGAGCACGGCGTCTGAACTGCGAAGGCGTCCATGCGCATCGGTGACCGCCACGCCCATCGCCTTGAACGCATCCTTGCTCGACTTGAGCCCTTCCTGGGCGTTCCACATCGCGCGCCCGAGCTTGGCCGCAACCTGGCCCACGCTGCCCATGCTCACGCCGGTGATCTGCGCCTCGCGCTGCATGTCGGACAGAATGGCGACCGACAGCCCCGTCTGCTCGCTCATCTCTTTGAGGCGCACCGCCGACTCGATGGAGGATTTGGCGACTTCGATGAGACCAGCGACCCCGGCGACGGCTCCGAGCTTCTCGATGGAGGCGCCGATCGCACCCAGCGCGCCTTCCAGGCGTTCGGCGTGGTCCTTGGCGACCTCCATGGCCGACTCCATCTGGTGCATGGAGCGCTTCATCAGGTAGGCGGCGCGTTCCAGCGCCGAATCAAAGCGCGCGGTGTTGGCCGACAGATCAATGTTGAGGGCGCCGAGGGCTCCGGACATGGTGGGTGCTCAAGGGGTTGCCGGATTGCCGGCGGTTGGGGATTCGGGGCTTTGCTGACGTGCCTGCAAGGCCTTCAGATACATCGCCAGACGCCAGTCGGCGGCGCTCAAGCCATCAACGAGCGGCGCATCGGAAGGTTCGGCTGGCCGGGTGAACAACAGAAAATCCTGCGGGGCGAACGGCTCGGTCCTCGCCTTGGGATCGCGATGGATCTCGGCCAGCAGCGCGCGCAACTGCGCCTGCACGACATCGAGCATCGGGGCACCGAAAGGCTCGACGGCGGCGAAGCGCTGCCAATCGAGCCACTCCGAGGCCGACAGCGTGGCCTCCAACTCCTGAACCGTGCGGCTCAGGGCGAGCGCCAGGCGGTGCTTGACCTGGCGCTCGGGGGTCAGTTTCCCGCGTCGGCCCCGTAGCCGTTGATGCGCAGCACAGCGGCAGCGAGCTTCTCCACGGCGGCATTGCCGGCCTCGGCGAAACGCTCGATGTCGGCGTCGGTGAACACGGCCTGACCGTCCTTGCGCACGCTGCGCACGACCAGGCCGTAGCCGAACGCTCGCGTGCGGCGCGTGGCGTCCTTCTCGGCTTCGGCCGCCTTGCGGATCTCGGCGACGTCGCGCTCGCGCAGTTCGACGAGCTCGACCGTGCCCACGCCGGGCAGGTCGTAGGGTTCGGTCTTGGGGGTGACGGCCGCGAAAAACGCAGCCGCAGGATGAATCGAGGAGATGGATGGCTGGGTCATGGTGGATTACACGGTCGGGTTGGCCAGGCTGCCCCAGACGATCGAGACGGGGCCGGAAATGCGCAGGGTGCAGGCGAGTTCGAGCTTGCCGTTGACCTTGGCGTCGGGCGTCTCAGCACTCACACAGTAGGCACAAAAGGAGAAGGTGGCGGGTTGAGCAAGCTGCGCGCCCAGGGTGATCTGGTACAGCGACAGCGTCTTGTTCGCCTTCTCGACGAACATCTGCTGCTGGCCCTTGCCGCCGGTGAAATTCATCGTCACCGCCACCGACCCGGAGTCCTCCAGCCCCAGGACGAACTCCTTGGCCAGAGACTGCAGGTGGGTGACGTCGATCTCGTCGACCTTCTGCCCGGAGGGTTTGATCTCCACCGCCTCCTCCAGGGGTTGCCAGACGGTGGTGGTGGCCGCCGCCGCGGTGGCGATGACGGACGCGGTCAGCGGTTGGGTCGTGGGCGCAGCGCCGCCCCAGGCGATGGAAGAAAACTGGCTTCGAAGTGCATTGCTCATGGCGAGGGTCTCATGATGAGGGGCTCAGGGATTGGGGAACCACAGTTGCAGATCCAGCAGCGTGCGGCGCAGCTGGGAGTCGTGTTCGAACAAGCTTTGGCGCGAGACGGCCACGCCGCCGAAGGCCGCCGTCAAGGCGTCGTGCGCGGCCTGCGCGAGAGCATTGGCCTGCGCGCGCGTGGCGGCATAGACGTCGATCTGGTAGCGAGAGGGCACCAGGGAACTCTCGCCACCCAAGGTGTAGGCATCCGGAGGCAGCGCGATCTCGGCATAGACGAGGTACGGCGCGACGTCGCCTTCCTCGGCCGCATCAGGGCGGATGGGGATACCGGAGAGCGCGGCGATCGATCGCAGGGTCTGGGCCACCAGCGGGTCGTGATTCACGGTGTGTAATGAATCTTGCGGCGGGCTTTGGCGATGTTGGCCTGGCAGACCGCCACGAAGCGATCGAGCGCGGCCTGCTTGGCGCTCTCGAACGCCGGGCGCATGAAGGGGCGCATATCCATCTTGCTCGTGCCAAACTCGATGAAGCGCCAGAAATACGCCTGGTGCTGGTCGCGGAAGGTGACGATAGTCTGGGCGCTGTGCTGGCTGTGGCGCACCTTCTTGCGTACGATCTGCTGGCGCAGCCAGCCCGGGGTGGCCATCCCGCCACCGTGCAGCCTGTAGGCGTCGTGGGCGAGTGGCACCTTGGCGCGCGCTTCCTTGACGATCGGCAGTGCTGCAGAGGTCAGCGCCCCCTGCAGCGCACGTCCGCCGATCTTGGGGCCGAGCGCGAGCAGTTCGGCTTCAATCGCCTGCAGTCCTTCCACCTGAAATTCGATCATGTTCCGGGGTCCACGGCGCCCTTGCTGCACAGCAAGGCCAGTTCCACATTCACGGCGTCCATGCGCAGCACGGCCAGGACGGTATAAACGTCCGCGCCGGACACGACGCGCATCCCCGGGGTGAGTCCGGCCCGGTAGCGCACAAAAATGCGGCTCGTGACCTCGCCGTGTACTTCTTGCGCCGCCAGCAGTTCGCGCCCCGACAGGTCTTCGACCAGCGCGCTGATGTGGGTCAGCAGCGGCTGCCACGCGGCGGGGCCCGGTTGCCCCAGCGCGTCTTCGGCGCCCGGCGCGCGCGCGAGGATGCTGACGCGGTGGCGGTAGGTACCGGCAGCGACGATGCCTGTGCTCAAGGTCATTCAGAACCTCGGCGGTACGGTCAGGGGCTCGAGCAGCGACTGCATGTAGTCGGGCGGCAGCTCCTCGAAGCCTGAGCCGCGCAGCTTGAGCATGAACATCTCGCGCTGGGCATAGGCCCAGGCGCAGGCCATCAGAATCCAGATGCGCACGCTCGGATAGCGGCTCACGAAATCGGCCGGCGCGAACCCCGCCAGATAGGTGATCTCCACCGCGCGCTCGGACCGCCCGGTCTGCGGCCAGTTGCCCTGCAGCGGGACACCCGGCTGCGCATAAGGCGGTGATCGCGTCCATGCGGGCACGCTCAAGGGCGCCAGCAGCAGTTCGCGCCCGCGGTTCACCGTGTCGAGCATCGACGGATCGAGGCTCACGCGCTGGTTCTCGGCCTGCGGGTCGGCGTAGGTGATGGCCTGCACGCTCTGGATGCCGGCGTGCGCCAGGACCAGGGGACGGCCGAATGGCGGGAAACCGTCCATCGTCTGCAGATAGGTCGCCTGCCGGATCGCCGCGCCCGTGCGCACCTCGGCCTGGGCACGGGCGCCGGCGATGAGGCCCTGGATCAGGGCGTCGTCGGCCGTGAGGTCGGCGTCGATACGCGCCTGTGCCTTGACCTCGGCCAGCAGCACCGGCTCGCCCTGGAAGGGGTCACCGGGTGCCGCGGGCTGGACGGACAGCAGCAGGGCCATACCGAATTACTTCTGCAGTTGCGGTGTGGGCGCCTTGCCCTTCGGGAGCGTGTCCGGGGCGACGGGCGCGTCCAGGCCTTCAGCAAACTTGCGCTGGATCAGCGTGTCGGCCAGATCGTCGGCGAACGCGGCCACGTCGTCCTTGCGATAGCCGTTCCACCACTTCAGAAAGCGGATGTCCTTCATGTCGGGAGTCCTTGCAAAGGTTGTTCAGTGGGCGCGGCAGCGGCGCGCCCGTCAGGGGGTCAGGTTCAGCGGTACCAGGTCACACCCTGCAGCACGGCAATCGCCTGGGGGTGACGCGGACCGAAGTCGTTCTCGGTCAGCAGCCGGATAAGCGTGAGGTCGCGCTGGAAGGCGCTGACGCTCGTGCCGCTGGTCGGGTCGGTGTAGGCACCGTCCTGACTGATGGCCACCGACAGGTTCAGCGATTCCCCGATGACCATCTGCGCAAAGTCCACGAAGTAGATCTCCGAGCAGTTGCCCCCGCCGTTGGGCGTGGACAGGTTGGTCGGGATCTGCGTGGTCTGCGCGAACGGGTATCCCCGGAACATCCCTTGGTCGATCTCGGGGAAAACGCGGTTGCCGGTGGTGGTGAGCAGGTCGCGCAGGAACTGCACCGAGTCCGGGTGCATGAGCCAGCCGGGCTTGCGCATGCGCACGTTGGCGCGGCGCAGCGCCAGCACCATGCGACCGGCATCGGTCATGATGGCCTGCGCCAGCGCCTGGCCGGTCAGCGGCGCCGTGGGCGGCGTGGCCCAGGTGGTGCCCGCGGGAGCCGCGCCCGGCGTGCCCGAGGCCGGCTCGATGGGGGTGGCCGACAGCACATTGGCCGGCAGGCACCAGTTGCGCAGGCCCACCGGCGTGGCGTTGGTGCCGTCGCCGCGGATGAAGGCCGCGTCCTCGGCCGTGGCCATCGAGATCGCGGTGTCCTCGACGATGAGCTGGTCCACGCGCTCGTCGATGCCGGCGAAGCGGATGAGATCATTGCCGATGGGCACCAGACACGCCAGCTTCTTGGCCACGAGTTGCACGTCGTCGAAGCTCTGCTGGGACACCGGCGCGTCGCTGTCGCGCCCGATGTAGCCGGCCAGCGCCCCGCCAGCGATGCGCGGCATGGTCAGGTTGCCGTTGGTCAGCGGCAGGGTCAGCGGCCCCATGGAGCGCACCACCGCGTTGGGCACCAGACGCTCGATGACGGTGGCCGCCAGTACGTTGGGGATCAGCACCGCGCCGCCAGAGGCCGTGACCGAGGACAGCGCGGCGGCCACCTCCACGCCGATGCCGTCGCGGCTCATGGCGCGCTGGGCGAACTCGGCGCCGGCAGCGAGGTTCCCCGGGGCGTGCTTGAGCGCACCGATGATCCCGGAGAACACGCTCATGTTGCGCCGCGTGCGCTCGGCGGGATCGCGGGGCCGGGTGTAGATGATCGGCTCGCCCGCCTGACCGACGGGGGCGTGCTGAGCCTGTACGCTGGTTTGCACGGCAGGCGCCAGACGATCGACGGCCACGGCGTCGAGCTTGCCCTGCTCAAGCACATCGACGGGTGTGGCGGCGGCCATGGCCAGGGTGCGCGATATGGCTTGCGCGCCCTCGAGCACGGCCAGGCGCCGGCCCAGCGCATCGAAGGCCGGAGCGATGGCGTCGAACTCCGCCTGCTCGGCTTCCATGAGAGGCTCCGCCTGGGCCTTGTCGGCCAGTTCCTTCGCGCGTTGACTAAAAGCGGCGCGTTCGCTTTTTAGGGTCTGGATGGCATCCATGGGGGTTTCCTGGTGGGTCCACAAACGAATCCGCCCGCTTGATGCGGGCGGCAAGATCTGAAGCGCGAACGCGGTTCAGGGTCGGGGGGATGGCCTCCAGATCCTGGAGACCATCGTGTTTGGTTCAAAGGTGCGCGGCGATCTCCAGGGCTTGCGCATGGAGCACTGCCGTTGCTCGCCCAGAGGAAATCGGCCACAATGCGCACAACAACACCCGCCACGCCTCTCGACGATGCGCACCCCGGCGGGTTTCTTTTTTGCGGAGGCGTTTCTTGAAGTTCGCCAAGCCCGCACTGCCGGTGAACGACCAGTGGGTCGTACCCAGTCGGCAGATCAAATCCGCGCGGCGATCTCCAGCGCCTGCGCGCGCAGCGTCATGGCATGACGGCGCTGCGCCTGCTGCCGCTGCTGCGCGGCACCGGCCTGCGCCAGTCCGGCCAGTCTGTCGATGGCCTCCTGCGGCGTCTCCATCTGATCGGCCAGGCCCTGTGAGAGCGCATCTGCACCGTGCAACACGCCAGCCTGCAGGCCCACGATCCGTTCAGGCGGCAGATTGCGGTGGGTCGAGACGGCAGCCACGAATTGGTCGAAAGCGTTGTCCACCTGCGCTTGCAATTCCTGCTGCGCCACATCCGACAGCGGCGCGTGCGAAGCGCCGTGGAGCTTTTTGTCGCCGCGGTAGATGGCGGTGATCTTCACGCCCGCCTTGTCGTTGGCGCCCGAGAGATCGCGGTGCAGTGCCACCACCCCGACGGACCCCACCGCGCCGGTGGGGCTGACGCTCACGCTGTCGCAGGTGGATGCGAGCAGGTAGGCCGCCGACAAGGCGTTGAAGTTGACGATGGCCGTGGTGGGCTTGGTCGCCCGGGCGATCTTGCCCGCCAGTTCAAAGGCGCCTTGGACCGAACCCCCCGGCGAGTCGATGTCCAGCGCAATCTGCCGCACATCGGGGTCGGCCAGCGCCGCGTCCAGTTGCGCGCCGATCCGGTCGTAGCTGGAGGTGCCCATGCAGGCGGTCATCGCATTGCCTCGGGGAACGAGCGCGCCATGCACCGGGATGACAGCCACGCCTGCGGCCTTGATGGCGTCAGGCGCGAGCACCTTGGTTTGCGCCGCGCTCGCCCCGACGGACAAGCGCTCACGACCCTCGATCAAGACGGCGTGCGCCCACTCGTCGGCCAGGTCGGCCAGGGCGGGTGTCGCCATCAGCGGCTGGTTGTAGATCAGTCCGCGCAGGTAGGGGTAAGCGTCATGCATCCTGGGTCTCCATCATGTCGTGCAGCGTTCTCGGCGCCGTGGTCGAGGGGGCACCCGGCGTCCTGGCCGGAGCCGGGGCCGGCTGCGTCGCGTCGGCCATGTTCAGCGGTTGCAGGTAAGCGTCGCCGCGCGCGATGGAGGGCATTCCCTCAGCGCGGCGAATGTCGTTGATCGACAGCCATCCCCACTGCCTGCCCATGGCGTAGGCGGCGTAGCGCGAGGACAGATCCCCGCGCAGCAACTCACGCACATCCAGGCGGATGACGATTCCATCCTCGCGCTCCTGCGGCAGCAGGAGATCACGCTCCATCGCCTCCTCGTGGCGCTTGATCCAGGACATGAGCGTGTGGGTGAGGAACTCGAGCGACTGCTGCTCGATGTTGGCGTTCGTCGCCCGGTTCAGGTCGCCGAGCATGTGCGGCGGGATGCCGTAGATGCGCGCGATGTCGCCTGCCGAATAGCGCCGCTGCTCGATCAACTGCGCATCGGCGTTGCTCATGGACAGCGGCGTGAAGGCCATGCCCTCTTGCAGCAGCGCCACGCGCCCGGCGTTGTCCGCCCCGGCGTACTTCTCCTCCCAATTGCGGGTGATGCGCTCGATCATCGCCGGATCCTTGATGGGCGGCGCGGTCGCGGGGCGCGTGAGCGTGCCGGTCAGGTTCGTGCCGTTGCCGAACACCCGCCCGGTGTGGCGCTCCCCGGCCATCGCGACCCCGATGGCCTCGCGGTGCAGCGCGATTGGCGACAGCCCCGTGTAAGCGTTGTCGGAGATCCAGCGCACATGGTGGATGTCGCCCATGGCGTACATCCCCTCGATGCCGTCCGGCGCGCGCAGGATGCGGTAATACGGCAGCCGATCCACTGGGCTGACGTACACGATGACCCGGTCTGAGTTGATCGGGTAGAGGCTCTTGATCGTGCCGTCCGGGTTGCGGAACTTGAGTGCGAAGGCGTTGCCGCGCAAGCCCAGTTGCGTCTGCAGGAACTCGCGGAACTGGTACGGCGTCTGGAAGGCATTGGGCGCGGTGCGCAGGATCGGCAGCAGCGGATGATCCGCGATGGGTTCCTTCGATCCATCCGGCGCGTGCCGAAAGACTCCCGCGGGCAGCTTGGCCACTGACTCGGCAAGGAGGGTGACCGCGCGCTGCACGGCGGTCAGGGCCAGGGCCGTCTGCGGCGTGACCGTGGCGCCGGTGGCCGCGCGCCCGTAGCCAGAACCCAGGAAGGCCCCCAGCCAGCCGCCGCCCGTGCCGCTGGCCGGGTTGCCGCTGCCGGGAAACAGGATGTCGGAGAACCACATCAGGGCTTGCCGCGCTCGAGCGCCACATTGCGCGCCACAGCAAAGCTGGCCAGCAGCGCCAGCGCTCCGGCCAGAATCATGCCCGCGCGCCAGTCCAGGCAAGCCACGCCGGCCACGAGCAGCGCGGCCCCCGCCAGCGCCAGCAGACCGGCGCGCAGGTCGGCGCGGCGCAGCCGCTCGGTCTTGTCCTGGGCGGTTTCCATCAGATGCCTACTCCCTCGTCGTAAATCGATGTGCCCTGGATCACCGGCGTGCCGAGCATCGCGCGCGACAGTGCCATGATCAGCGCCACAATGCCGTCGATCTTGTTCTCCGGGCGTTCTTTGCGCGGATAGATGTTGTCCTTGGCGTCCAGCCGTGCGACCACGTTGGAGGCCATCCAGGCCAGCACCGGATCGCCGTCGTGCGCCAGACGTTTGCTGAGCACCAGTGCCTGCAACGCCTTCATCGGCTCGGAGAAATTCAGCACCGTGGGCCGCACCTCGATCATCGGCATGCCTTCGGCGAGCATGTGCGAGGACAGTTGCGTGGCCTGGAACGGGTCGAACGCCACGGCCTGCACCGCAAAGCGCGCGGCGATGTCGCGCAGGTCGGCCTCGATGGTGTCGAAATCGGTGACGTTGCCTGGGGTTTCGATGAGCCGCCCGGCGCCCGCCCAGCCGGCGTACTGGCTGTTGGCCGCGCCCTGCACCGCGTCCTCGGGCAGGTAGTGCCGGCAGAACACGGCAAAACCGTCCGCGCCCTGCCGGAGCACCAGCACGAGCGCGGCGATGTCCACCTTGCTGGCCAGATCCAGCCCGATCCAGCAGGGTTGTCCCTCGAAGGCCTCCAGATCCAGGCCGGCATCGGCGCAGGCGTCCCAGGCGCGCATGTCCATCCAGGGCGAATCGGCGCTGACCCACACGTTCAGGTGCTTGGTCTGGAACGCGGCCGCAGCCGAAGGCAGTTGCAGCGCCTTGGCCTGTAGCGACAGCACCGCGTCCGCATCGATCGACACGCCCCAGTTGGGGTTGGCTTTGATCAGTGCGCTCTCGTGCGTCCAGTCGTCGCCCTCGTCCAGGCCGTGGATGATGCCGAACTGCCGCTCGTCCTGCATCACGCCGTCGAGCATGCGGGTCACGCCCGTTCGAACCTCGTAACAGATGCCCGCGCGGTCGCTGCCCGCCGTGGTGATGACCCACAGCAGGGAGTTGTCGCGCTTGCCGGTGGCCGTCTCCACCACGTCGTAGACCGTGCGGGTCTTGTGGGCGTGCAATTCGTCCACGCAGCCGAAGTGGATGTTCAGGCCGTCCAGGGTCGAGCCTTCTGCCGACAGGGGCTCGAAGCGCGAGGCGCTGCTCAAGACATGCAGGTTGTGCGCGCCGATGCCCACGCCGAAGCGCCGGCAAAATCCTGGACTCCTGCGGGCCATGGTCTGTGCCACGCCGAAGACGATGCGCGCCTGGTCGCGGGTGGTGGCCAAGCTGTACACCTCGGCGCCCATCTCGCCGTCCACCGCCAGCATGTACAGCGCCAGCGCCGAGGACAAGGCGCTCTTGCCGTTGCCCCGCGGCACCTCGATGTAGGCGCGCCGAAAGCGCCGCCGTCCCGCCGCGTTCACCCAACCGAACACGGTGGTCAGGATGAAGATCTGCCAGGGGGCCAGCGCGATCGGATGGCCCGCCAGAGGTCCCTTGATGTGCGGCAGCCGCTCGATGACGCTGCAAACGCGATCGGCGGGGCGAAACGTGCGCCCGGCCGCGTCCTCGAGCGGCGGGTTGAATCGGTACGGCGCCTGCGCGTCCGACCAGCGCTCCAGGTCGTCGAGTTGGCGCTGGCAGGCACGGCGCACCCAGTGGCAGGCGGGGACGTCGCCGGCCACGACGGACTGGGCGTAGTGGTGGGCCTTGGCGGCGTAATGGCCCGGAGTCGTGGTCATCTGGATACGATGGGGTTTACTACAACGTTTGCGATGCGTCGCAGCATGGTGAGGTCCATCAATCGGAGGCAGCATGGCGACCACCAAACTCTTCAAGAGCGGCAATTCGCAAGCCGTGTGCATCCCGGCGGAGCTGGCCTACAGCACGACCGACCTGGATCTGGTCATCGAGCGGCACGGCGACGAGTTGCGCATCTACCCCGCGCAGCGGCGCCTGGGCGACGTGCCGGGCAAGCTGGCCCGGTTCTCGCCGGACTTCACGGTGCCGGGGCGCGAGGAGCAGGAACAAGTCGAAGCCGACCAATGAGAGCGGCGTCGTGTGGCCGCGCCTCCAAGGTGCGCCGATTGTGTTGACGAAAGCTATACGCTAGCGCTACAATTCGTATATCTATTGTGTAGGCGTTAGGATCATCATGCGCGATGCTGCAATCAACCTGCGAGCGCTGCCCGAGCAACGCGATCTGATTGATCACGCGGCCCAATTGCTCGGCAAAAATCGTTCGGACTTCATGCTCGAAGCGGCTTGCGACAGGGCCCAATCGGTCGTGCTCGATCAGGTGTTTTTCCATCTGGATGCTGAGAAGTTTCGCCAGTTCACCCAATTGCTGGACGCAGCGCCGGCCACGAACCCGGGGCTGGAGCGTCTCATGGCAGTCAAGGCGCCGTGGCAAAACAAGGCATGAGCCTGCGACTACAGGCGCCGCAGGCGTTGTCCAGCGGGCACCGGGTCGATACGTTCGCGTGCGGCGAGTCTGTGCTCGACGATTGGCTCAAGCGCCGGGCTTTACCGAATCAGATCAGTGGAGCCAGTCGCACTTTCGTCGTGGCCGATCTCGATCAGATCGTCTACGGTTATTACGCCTTGGCGGCGGGCGCCGTCTCTCACCAGGCGGCCACCGGTGCGGTCCGACGCAATATGCCCGACCCGATCCCCGTCATGGTGCTCGCACGCCTTGCGGTCGATCAGAGCGCCCAGGGGATGCAACTTGGCGGCGCCTTGCTGCGCGATGCCGTCAACCGCGCCGTTGCAGTGTCTGCCCAGGCTGGCGTACGCGCCGTGCTGGTGCATGCGATGCACGACCGTGCCCGAACGTTTTACGAGCACTACGGCTTCCGAGTCTCTCCAGCGCACCCCATGACCTTGATGCTGCGCCTGAGCTCGGTACAGCCCTGAAGCATCAGAAGTCCGCCCAGGGGTCGTCGAGCTTGGGGGGCTGCGCCTGGGGCACCTGCACCCGCGCGCGCGAGACCGGCGTGAACCCGAGCTCCGCCTCGCACTCCTTGAGCGAGCGCGACAACTCCATCTGCAACTCGAACAGGATCGAGCGCGCGGGCATGCCGTGGCGATCCTTGGTCAAGAGGCCGCCGACACCGCGCTTGGAAATCTCGCGCACGACGTCGCGGTACTGCGCCAGCAGCTCGCAGTAGCGCTCCAGCAGCGCGGCGTTGTTGGCGTGCAGGACCCCGGGCGGCTTGCTGCCGACGAGGTAGCGCCAGAGGTCGGCGGCCGCCTCGCGCATCTCCAGCGGCGGATCCGACAGCATTGCGGCCGCTTGCGGCTCAGCGGCGTTGGTACGCGACTTGCGCAGCGTGCCCTTGACGGCCTTGACGGCGGTCGGCAGGGGTTTGCGCCCGGCGCCGGTTCGCGCCCCCCCGGAGCGCCCGGGCTTACCGGCCACGGGCCGGCTCCATTTGAAAAAACACCATCATTTGAATTTGGCTGCGCAAAAATTGGCCCTGGCGCGCGGATCGCCGCGGGTTGTTGCGGAAGTTTCAGACCCCCCTTACCCCGTCGGGCGGCGGGCGTTGCCGAAGCCGCCGTCCTCGCGCGCGGTCTTGCGGTTGTGGCACGCCGCGCACAGCGGCTGCAGGTTGCCCGGTGCGTTGTGGCCGGGGTTGTTGTCGATGTGATCGACGACCGTGGCGGCGCGCCACAGGCCTTGCGCCGCGCAATGGCGGCACAGCGGCTCGGCGCGCAGCACCTGCTCACGCAGGGTGCGCCAGGCCGCGCCGTTGGTGGGCAGCGCGCGGCATTGCCGGCGACGGCGGGCCTGCGCGTTGCCGTCCCATTGGCGCCGGTCGGACTGATGCGCATCGCAATAGCCGGGTGTGCTGACCAGCGCGGCGCAGCCGGGGTGGCGGCAGGGAGTCGGGGCGCGCACGGGCATGAATCCATCGGTATCCGTTTCGTGCCGCGGAAAGGCTTGGCTTGTGGGCGCGACAGCGCGTTAATGCCATCACCATCCACCCAGCACGGAGTCCACCATGAGTGTTCAACTCACCACCGCCCAGCACGCCATCCTCGCCAAGGCCATCAACACCAGCGGCGGCAAGATCCTCTGGTTCCCCGACCACATCAAGGGGGGCGCGCGCAAGAAGGTGCTGGAAGGCCTGTTCAAGCGCGCCCTCATCGCGCCCGATGGCGAGGGCTGGTGCAT